TGTTAATATTAGAATGGAGGCAGCTAAACAAATACTAGATCGTATTGGTATCGTCAAGAAAGATAAGATAGATATTAATGCACAAGTTGCTCATGGTATATTTATACTACCACCAAAAGATGACTCTAATAAAACGCAAAGCTAGAACAATTCCTTATGGGTATAGGCTATCAGAAAACACAGATTATATAGAACCTGTACTTGAAGAGTTAAATGCATTAGATGAAGCAAAAGACTATTTAAATAATTGTTCATACAGAGAAGTAGCAAAGTGGTTAGAACGCAAAACAGGGAGAAGTATATCGCACACAGGGCTAAGAAAGATACTAAATAAAAGATGTCAGACATTGAACCCCCAAAACCAAAATCCAACCTTGGAAGAAAAAAGGGAATAGTACAAGAAAAGAAATACTTTAGTAAAGAAGTAAAAGCTAAACAAGCAGCTAAAAGGTCGTTAAAGGCACAGGATCTTAAAATAAGAAAAGCCCACGATACAATACAAAATGCAAAAAAAAGAAAGCAGAAGATTGTTAAAGCGAATGAAGCTTTACAAGGCTCGTCTTCAAGTGTTATGGTTGAAGATGAAGTTAAATCTTTACCGCCTACAGTTAAAGATTATGTTGAAGACAATGTATTATTTAGACCTAATGAAGGGCCTCAAACACAGTTTCTAGCAGCTCCAGAAAGAGAAGTATTTTATGGTGGTGCAAGAGGTGGTGGCAAATCATATGCCATGCTTATTGACCCATTACGTTATTGTCATAAAGAAGCACATAGAGCACTTCTACTAAGAAGATCTATGCCTGAGTTAAGAGACATGATTAATCATTCTCAAAGACTATACTCAAAAGCTTATCCTGGTGCTAGATGGAGAGAACAAGAAAAAGAATGGAGATTCCCTTCAGGTGCTAGAATCGAGTTCGGATACGCAGAGAACTTAACTGATGTACTTCGTTACCAAGGTCAATCATATACTTGGATTGGAATAGATGAACTTCCTCAGTATCCGACACCAGAGATATATAACTTTTTAAGATCCTCTCTTAGAAGTGTAGATCCTGAAATACCTGTATACATGAGGGCAACAGGCAATCCAGGAAACGTAGGATCACAATGGGTAAAAGAAATGTTTGTAGATCCTGCAGAACCTAATACTGCATTTGATGTAAACATAGATACAATAGTAGGTAAGAAAACTATTACTAGAAGATTTATACCTGCAAAGCTACAAGATAATCCTTATCTAATGCAAACAGATGATTATCTAATTATGCTATCATCTTTACCTGATGTGCAAAAGAAACAGTTTTTAGAAGGAGATTGGAGTGCATTTGAAAACTCTTCATTTCCTGAATTTAATATATCTACTCATGTAGTTCAACCATTTGATATACCAAACAATTGGTTAAGGTTTAGAACATGTGACTGGGGCTATTCTAGTCCAGCTTGTTGCTTGTGGATAGCAGTAGACTTTGATAATAATTTTTGGGTATACAGAGAACTCTATACAAAAAAAATTACAGCAGATATATTTGCTAGAAAAGTTTTAGAAACAGAACAAGGAGAATATATTAAATACGGAATATTGGACTCATCAACTTGGTCAAAGAGAGGAGATGTTGGTCCTAGTATAGCAGAAACAATGATAAGAGAAGGATGTAAATGGAGACCGTCAGATAGATCTCCTAAAAGTAGAGTGGCAGGAAAATTAGAACTACATAGAAAGTTAGCTGTAGACCAAGAGACAGGGCAGCCTAGTTTAAAAGTATTTTCTAATTGTATGAATTTAATTAGAACATTACCAATGTTGCCCATTGATAGAAACAATCCTGAAGATGTAGATACTCATGCTGAAGACCATGCTTATGACGCATTAAGATATGGTGTAATGAGTAGATCAATGCATCCTAATAGTTACGAAGCAAATAGATTTTATAAGGAAGAAAAAAACTTTAAACCTGCAGATAGAGTTTTTGGATATTGAGCTGCATATCTTTATTTTTAGCATTGTCTATACATGTAGGTTTAGATAATAACTATAACTATGCCCATCCTCATGCACGATGCACAATAGATAGTAATATTATTGGAGTATATTATAATAGCGAATATAAAGCTAGTATGTACATAGGTAAAAATATAGATTATAAAAACTTGATTATAGAATACGGATTAGCTACAGGATATTCAGGCGGGGATATAGTACCTATGTTTCGTGTAAAACGAGATAAATTTTTTATAGCACCTGCATATGAAGTAACAGGAAATGTAGGAGTTGTTGTAGGAGTAGAATGGAGTATATTATAGTATTAGCATTATCTTTTTTTGAAGAGCCTGATTTAAAATTTTATAATTATAGAAGTATAAAATTTAATAACTTAGAAACTTGTGAGATCTTTATAACTTCTAAACAAAAACAACTAAAAGAAAGTATAAGATTTCAATTTAATCAAAATAATAAAGTAGAAAGTTATGCTATAACATGTTGGTCTTCAGAAGCGTGGGATGAATATTTAGATTCTATTTTTAAAATGAATATATGAAAAGCATAAAAGTTGGATATAAAAATTATAGTTTAGAAGAATGGAAACAAACTGTAGCTAGTGCTAACGAAGCAACAGGTCAATTCTTTTCTAAAGAAGGTGTAATAGGTTATGCTAAAGATGAAACAGGTGTATCACATGTTAACACAATCTTACATGAACTTATGCATGCCATTGTATATCAATGGAACATAGAACTAGAAGATAAAGTAGAAGAAACAATAGCTACTACATTATCTAATGGTTTAACAACAATCTTTGTAGATAATCCTAAATTATTAGATTATTTAAAAAGTAAAATACAGGAGGGGTAAATGGCACAACCAGTATTAACTAAATATAAACAGGGTGATCTACCACAAGATTATCCAAAGAAAGTAGATAGAATGAAAACTATCGACTTAGATGCAGAAGCAGATCCAAATGTTTCTACAGAAGATTTTCCAAGCAAACAGGAAAAACAAGTACAAGAGTCATTCTTTACAATGGCTGACGAAAAAGATTACTAGGAGGTAATATGGATATTTTAAAAAAATATACACACGGAGAAGTTTCTAATGTTGCAGACACTGCACCTAAAAAAGAAAAGCCAAGTGCACAACTTTTAAAGAAGTATGCTCATGGTGAATTATCAGGAGCTGCAGAAGCAAAAGCTGGTAAAGAGGGATTAGAAGGTTTCGTATCAAAGAAATATACACAAGGCTCATTTAACGAATAGATGGCGATTATAAAACCTGCAGATATATTATCATTAAATGATGAGGACTCTTTAGATTCTAAAGAGTCTTTTGATGTATCTAACTTAGCAGGTTATATTAGAAGTAAATTTATTGATTCAGAGAATGCTCGTCAGTTTGATGAGCAAAGGTGGTTAAGATCTTATCGTAACTATAGAGGTATCTATGGTAATGAAATGGCTTTTACAGAAACTGAAAAGTCAAAAGTATTTGTTAAAATAACAAAGACAAAAGTATTAGCTGCATATGGTCAATTAATTGAAGTATTGTTTTCTAGCGGAAAGTTTCCGATAGGAGTACAACCTACATCTGTACCTGAAGGTATATCTGAATATGCACATGTATCTAAGTACAAAGAAGATAGTCCTGAAGCTGCAAGTCCTTATGGATTTCCGGGTGATGGCAATGATCTAGATCCAGGTAAAGTTGTAAATGATGTACTAGGTGGTTTAAAAGATGAGTATGAATCTGCAGAGTTTAAAAAAGGACCTTCTACAGATGGTGCTAATGAGCCACAAATTAGTCCTGCAGAAATGTCTGCAGCTAATATGGAAAAATTAATACATGATCAACTAGAGGAATCTAGTGCTGTATCTGTATTAAGACATACATTATTTGAATCTGCATTACTCGGTACAGGTATAATCAAAGGACCTTTTACATACGAGCAAACTAAACATAGTTGGGTAAAAGATCCTGACACAGGTTCTAATAATTACACACCTAGAGTAAAGTTAGTTCCAAAAATAGAATCAGTATCTTGTTGGGATTTTTATCCTGACCCAGACGCTACTAGAATAGAAGATGCTGAGTATGTAATACAAAGGCATATATACACTAGATCACAAATAAGAGATCTAATGAATAGACCTTACTTTAGAAAAGAAGCAATAAAAAATTCTTTAGCTATGGGTCCTTCCTATGAGCCTAGAGGATATGAATCATCTTTACAAGATAGAGAATCTACAGACGAACTTAATAAAAATAGATATGAGATATTAGAGTATTGGGGTACACTAGATACTGAACTAGCTAGAGAAGCAGGTATAGAACTTGATGAAGATAGTGATGAACTAGATGAAGTACAGGTAAATGCTTGGGTATGTAATGGAGAGATAATTAGATTAGTATTAAATCCTTTTACACCAAACAGACTACCCTACTTAATATGCCCTTACGAAATAAATCCATATCAGTTTTTTGGTGTAGGTATTCCTGAGAATATGGATGACTCACAAACTATTATGAATGGTCATGCAAGAATGGCTATTGATAATTTAGCATTGGCAGGTAATCTAGTATTTGATATAGATGAAACAATGTTAGTGCCAGGTCAAGATATGAAAGTATTTCCTGGTAAGATATTTAGAAGACAAAGTGGTATGCCGGGTCAAGCTATACACGGTGTTAAGTTTCCTAATACATCACAAGAAAATTTAATGATGTTTGATAAGTTTAGACAATTAGCAGATGAAGCTACAGGTATTCCTTCCTACTCTCATGGTACAACAGGAGTACAAAGCACAACAAGAACTGCAGCAGGTATGTCAATGTTAATGGGAGCTGCAGCTTTAAGTATAAAAACAGTTATAAAAAATATTGATGATTTCTTACTAAGACCTTTAGGTGAAACATTGTTTGCATGGAACATGCAGTTTAATGATAGTTCACCTGAAATAAAAGGAGACTTAGATGTAAAAGCTAGAGGCACATCATCTCTAATGCAAAAAGAAGTTAGATCACAAAGACTACTAACATTCTTACAAGTTGCATCTAATCAGAACCTTGCTCCTTTTGTAAGATGGCATTCTATACTATCAGAGATAGCAAAATCTCTAGATATTGAACCTGAAAAATTAATTAATGATCCTGAGAGAGCAGCGATCTTTGCAAAGATAATGGGGATGGCAAATGGTAACAAACAAACTGAAAGCAATAATCAACAGTCCGCAATGGCCACTGGTGGAGGAACTCCTGCAGGAGCGAATCCAAATGACATTACAGGGGCTGGTGGTGGCAACATCGGTACAGGAGGTGCACCGACTCCAGGGGAAGGTGGCTTCGCTACAGGAACTCCTGAAGATGAGGGAACAGCTTAAATAAATGGCAACACAATATTCAGGCAATAATATGCAACTACAATATGATCCTGAAACACAACAGTGGTC